TTTGCAAATCGTGTTGCTCTTGCAACACTCCTTGGAGTTGCTTTGCAACTCCTACAGGAGGGGACACTCCCTCATTTGTAAAAAAAAGCAAATGCCTAAAAGGCATTCGCATTTGCTTTTTTTTTTACAAATGTACGGAAGTTGCCCAAGCAACTTATCGTGTCGTGTGTTGCGATAGCAACAACACGGGGAGGGGTCGTAAAGTAAATATTCTTCTTGCATTTTAGCACAATCTTTGATTGTGCTATGCTAAGAAGAGAATATTTATTTACTTAGGGGGGTGGTCGTATGAGCATAGCTCATACTCCCTCCACACAGTTGCCCCTGGCAACTAGTGTGATTGTGTGTGTTGCAAAGGCAACACTACACAATGTAGGGGTATGCAATACCCCCCGTTAATTGCCTTCGGCAATTGAAAGCATACATTATAAAAGCAAATGCCTAAGTGGCATTTGCATTTGCTTTTATAATCAAATGCTCTTTGCAACAATCGTCAGGCGATTGGTTGCAAAATTGCATTTGGTATGCTTTCTGTGTTCCGTGTCGCAAAGCGACAGGAACAGAGCCCCCCTAGTTAATTGCAAGTGCAATTAACTATTGCTACTCAAGCGATTGCCTTGGGGCAATCCATCGTAGCAATACCCCGTAGGGGTGGCTCCGTAAATGTCTAGCCATTGTAATACGATTCAAATAAGCCAAATCGTCAAGCGATTTGCATTTGAATCTGTTGCCACTAGCATTCGCTAGGGCAACATTACAATGTGCTTGGACATTTACTCCCTTGGAGTAATACTTGCCGTAGCCTACAACAAGCGATTGCCAATGTATTGCACAGCAAGGTGCAATAATTGAGCAATCCGTTGTGGCTACTACTCCAAGCTTACCTGTGCTTGCAAATTGTCAAGCAATTTGCTTGTGCTGATTAATTGCTTCAGCCCTTGGGGGCTTAGAAGCAATAATTGCACAAACAGCACAGGTAAAAAACAGTAGCAATCGCAAGTGCGATAGCAACTGTTGCGAGGGGTTGCAATGCAAGGAGTGGAGGGTGCAACCCCTCGCTGTTACAGTCGCACAGCGACTGTGCAAGTTTGCAAATAAAATGCAACAACCAGGTTGCATTTGATTAGCAAACTTGCCCGAGCAATTGCTCAATGCAATTGCGAGGGGGCGATAGCTATCGCCCTAGGTATCAAAGTGGTGCGAGTAACTTACCTACTATCTGTGTTGCTTGTTGCCTGTGACTAGATTGTATGTTGTCTGTATGGGGGTATGGCTTGGGGTTCTTCTTCTTGGCTTATATATACCCATGACAGAATTTTTTTTGCAAAAAGTGATTCGGTGTAGCTATTATATGCTAAGTGGTATAGCAAATGTTCTCCCTTTTAATTAGGGAGAACAATGCTTTTTGGTAGATGTTATTCCCTTCCCCTTTGCAAATTATACTGCAATAGCAAAAAGATAGTCAAGCAAATAAAAAAAGAAAAAAGAAAGTATATAAAGAAAAAAGAAAGATAAAGGGGAGGAAGGGAATTATAAAAATTAAACCTCCCCTTTTTCAAGGAGATAGTTGACTATAGAAGTCAACTTCAGTTATTATATTCTATGACAGGAGGGCAGGTCAATGGCAACGGAAGCATTTAGAAACAGGCAGAAAACTAAATTTTTAAAGACATTTAAAGAAATTAAAACTGTATACAGTACTTGTGAAGCTATAGGTATTCCAAGAAGAACGATATACACTTGGTTGAAGGAAGACCCTGAGTTTAAGGCAAACTTTGAAGATATAAGACTAGGGGTTGGCGAAGAATTAGAGAGTATAGCTTTTCAATTAGTAAACAAGATGGCTGAAAAGGAAGATTATTCTAAGCCTGTGTTACTGATTACCATGTTAAATGCTAACTTACCTGGAAAATACAGATCTACAGACAATACTTCTGAGGATTCCAAACAATTAATGGAAGATTTCAGGAAGATGGCTGCCAAGAAAAAGAGAAAACCTCCCAAATCCAAGGTAGTTAAAGAAGCAGAGGACATAATCAATGACTCAGACAACAAATGAGCTAACAGATTTCCTTTATGAGAAGGTAGGGTTTGATCCTACTGATGAACAGAGAGTAATATTGGACTCTGATAAAAGATTTACACTTGTAGCAGGTGGGGAACAAGCAGGAAAAAGCATGATTGCTAGTAAATTCCTGCTAAAAAAGACATTTGAAACAGAAGGTGCAGGATTATATTGGCTAGTTGCTGCAGATTACGGCAGAACTAGGGCAGAATTTGAATATTTAATAGAAGATTTTGGTAAGCTAGGCTTATTAAAGAAGGCATCTAAGAGAGTAGACCCAGGTAGAATTGAATTAGCTGATGGTACAGTAATAGAAACCAAGTCAGCCAAAGATCCTAGAACTCTAGCTATGAGAGCACCTGATGGAATTATAGGATGTGAGGCTAGTCAGTTAGATTTAGAAAGTTATTACAGGATAAGAGGTAGATGTGCACCTAAAGCAGCATGGATGTTTCTAGCAGGAACATTTGAGGGTAGCCTTGGATGGTACCCTTCGTTGTTTCAGGCATGGAAGTACGGAGATAAAGACGAGAAATCTTTTTCTCTACCTTCATATACAAATAAACATTTATATCCAGGAGGTAAAGATGATCCAGAGATACAAAAACTCAAGAATGAGGCTAGTGATGATTTCTTTATGGAGAGGATTGAAGGTATTCCTTCGCCACCTACGGGAATCGTATTCCAAGAATTCAGAAGTGACAGACATATATCAGAAGAGGCTAGCTATGTACCAGGGGAACCAGTCCACTTGTGGATCGACCCAGGCTATGCAGGCGGCTATGCAATCGAAGCGATACAGATCAGCGATGATCAAGTTAGACTTATCGATGAAGTCTACGAAAAGTCCCTCATTACAGAAGAAATGATTAATATTTGTCAGAATAGAGAGTGGTGGAGTGATGTACAGTTTGGAGTAATTGATGTAGCAGGGTATCAACATCAGGCTATGGCAGCTCCTGCAGAAGTTTGGATGAATGAAACAGGATTGTACCTTGATTCACAGAAAGTTAAGATCAATGATGGTACAGAAAAATTAAAATCTATGTTAAAATTAGCTCCAAATGGCGAACCAAGATTAATAATTAACCCTAAATGTAAGGGAATATTATCAGAGTTTGGTGCAGCTCCAAATCCTTTTAATGGACAGACACTTGTTTACAAGTGGAAAACAGATAGAGATGGAAACATAGTTGGCAATCAACCCGAAGATAAGTATAATCATGGTGTGAAAGCTGTAATATATGGCTTGATTAATCATTTTGGTTATGCACATATAGAAAATAGAACATCAATCCGTGTAAGGAGATGGTAAATGGCAAAGGCTAGTTATAAACCTGAAAGAATAATAGATAAAGTAGAGAGTCATTACGAGGCTACTGAACCACTTCGTAACAGAATGGACAGGGATTATTCCCTTTATAGATTAGATCCATATGATGCAGGTGATGGATATCAGTCATACACATCAAATGAACCTTCAACATATGCAGATAAAATAATATCTTTTGTTGTTGGATCTGAAATGGTAGCCAGGATTCCTAATATATCTGAGAATGAAGATGACAGAGATGCAAACAATATGAAAGAAAGATTCTTTCTTGGTGCACTAAGAAGTGCTGACGAAAGACTTAAACAAGCATCTATGCCTTCAATTAAAAGTCAAATAGGTTGGTACATATGTATGAGAGGATGGTATGCAGGTAGAGCCTTACTGATTAAAGACGATGAAGATAATACTTATGTCGATATAACTCCTTGGGATCCAATGCATACTTATTGGTCATCAGGAACAGACGGACTTGATTGGGCTTGTTACAAAGTTAAAAAATCTAAAGAACTAGTAGAGGCACAATACAATATTAAACTACCAAGAAACGAACAGTACGATGACGAAGATTGGATAGATGTATATGATTACTATGATAAAGAAATGAACACAGTTGTTCTTTCTAATGGAAGAGTAGCTAAGAAACCTACACCACACGGATCACTAAGGGTGCCTGTGTTTTTGGGGCCTGTAGGGTCAGCTCCTATGATACAGGCACTTAATGATATGACTCCTATTGATGATACGATTGCTGATTATGGCGAAAGTATATTTAAACATAATAGAGAAAATTACGAAAAGAATAATCTCATGATGTCTATAATGTTAGAGCTTACAGCTAGAGCAAGACGACAAGGATTAAAGATTAGATCAAGAGATGGAATGAAAACTCTTGATGAGGATCCTTATAAAGAAGGTACAGAAATATCTTTGGCACAAGGTGAAGATATAGAACCATTAGGTTTAATGGAAGTAGCTAGAGAAACAGGTGCTTTCATGGGACTAGTGTCAGGAGAAACTCAGAGAGGTTCTATACCTCATACACTTTATGGAGATATACAATTTCAATTATCAGGATTTGCAATCAATACCCTTAGACAAGGTATTGATTCTGTAATATCCCCAAGAATAACAGCAATGGAAGATGCTTACACAAATATGTGTATGTTGTTAAATGATCAATATTTAACAGAAGCTTTTAGTGCAATGGAATTATCTGGTCAGGATATGAACAGACAATATTTTAAAGATAAAATATCTCCTGCTTCAATTAAAAAAGCAGGAGATATTGTTATAACATTCGTTGGCCAATTGCCACAGGATGATATGACAAAGATGAGCATGGCTCAGATAGCAAGGGAAGGAGAAGCTCCATTGCTACCTGATATATTTATTAGAGATAAGATTCTTGGTTTACAAGATACTGATCAAATAGATGATGCAATCAAAGAACAGCAAGCAGAAAAAGTTTTACCTGAAGCTGCATTATGGACATTACTTAAAGCAGCAGAAGAAAAAGGCAGACCTGATCTTGCACAATTTTATTATAGTGAACTACTTACTTTGATGACAGAAAAAGAAGCAAAGAAAGTAGAAACACAAATGGCTTTACAACAACAATTAACACAACAAGGACAAGCTCAACAAGGAGGAGGAATGCCAACGGCAGACCCTAGAGTAGCACCTAATGCTATGATGGGAGCACCACCTCCAACACCTACTCCACAAGCAGGAGCATTTGTTCCTCCAGGAACTCCTAGGCCAGGAGCTCAAAGTGAAGAGGAACAATTAAGAAGAGCAGGTCTTAACAATATGAGAGAGGTATAAAATGCAATTAGTAGGATTAGGAGTTAAAGATAATTCAGGAAAAGAAATAACAATAGGAATTGAAGGGGTTTATGGCAGTGAATTAGATAGTGTTTTGAAAAATAATGCTGCTCAGATCATTGCTGCTTTAACAGGGAAATATCCCACACCCTACAGCTATTCTACCGATTTAGATCCTGTTACAGGGAAACCAAAACCAGGAATTCCTGATGATTTATCAAAACTTACACCACAGATGATTACTAATTCAGGAATCCCTGGATTTAAATTTGAGAATGGAACTTTAACTCAAATTGAAATTGATATAGGTAATGTAGCAAATTGGGGGAAATATAATTATCTTGTTAATGCTAATGATAGAAGTAATTTAAATTTAACAGCATTAAGTGGTCACCCTATAGTAAGCAAAGAAACAGTGGAATATGGTATGTATTCATCTAAAGCAGGCGAAGGACAAAGATTTGCAGACAAATTTTCGGCATTTCAAGGGCCTAGTCCTGCAGGTGGCTTTGGAGATTTTGGTGGAATGGAAGGTGGAAGGTATGGAATGCAATCAACATATGTCCCTGAAACCGAAGCACAACTTAGAGCAGCAAAAGATGCAGGCATAATTCCAGAAAACAAAACACTTAGTCAAGCACAAAACGATGCAAAGAATGCTCAAGCAGGAAATGTAACTAGAGGTACTACAGTAAATAATCAAGGACAAGTTGTAGACCAAAGTGGTAAAGTTGTTGGACAAGCAGGTGCAGCAGGATCTCCAAACTTTGCAGCTACACAAGGAATACCTGGAGTTGATATGCCGTTTGGTGGAATTAATCCATTACAAGCTTTTGCTAGTCAGACACCTGGACAAGCAGCAAGTTTTGCTTTAGGTTCAGGGATGTTACCTGGATATGCTAATCAAAACTTAGCAGCAGCTTATGGAAATATATACCCTGGATTAGCTAATGCATATAATCTTGCATTACAAACAGGAAGATTAACAGCTCCTACTATAGGACAAGGAGTAGCAGGTACTGACATACAAGCACCTGGAGTTGGCTTTGCTCAATTCACACAAGGTGCAGGTGGCAATATTGCTCAAGGATTACAACAAGACTTGCAAAGTATACAAAATGTAAAAGCTAAAGTAAAAGCAGCAGGTGGAACAGTAGCAGGATTAACTGAACAAGAGTTGGTACTTTATCAGCAAGTTATATCAGACCCTGAAACAGAATATAAAATAAGAGATAGTTTAATAAGATTAACTTCACCTAATGCTGCAACAGAACTGGCAAGAAGAACCATGTTGCAAAGAGCATACTCTATGGGAGAACTGCAGGCACCTGGACAATTAGCCATGACACCTGGAGGATTTGGAACTTTAGGAGCTGCACAAGCATCTCAATATACTCCTCCCACAGGAGCTTTCACACCAACACCACCGCCATCTACAAGAACACAAACACCCGTACCACAAATACCCGCAGGAGGAACTCCACCTATAAATAATCAGACACCTATAAATCAGATACCAACAAATCAGATACCAACAAATCAGACACCTTTAAGTCAGCCTGCAAATACAGAACCCGCAGCTCAAACCGCAGCTCAAGCAGCAGCAATGGCAGCAGCAACTCAAGCAAATTTAGATAGAATGCAAGCTCAAGCAGATGCTGACCGAAGAGCAGGAGGTGATTTTGCTATGAGTACAGGAGGAGGAAGTAGTGCTTTAATGAGAGAATTATTGGCAAAAATTGATGATGTTGATAAACCAGCAAGTCCTGCAAAAGGCGGACTAAATATGAATAATGTAGAAGTGTCTGATGATGATGAAGTGGCAACACAAATAAATCCAGGT